GCCGACGTTTACCCAGTCGCCGTTATCCTTACGCCACTGCGCAACATAGCTGATAGCGTTTGGCACCGAGTCCCACGTCACCTGCATGCAGGCAACATTCAGCCCCTGCTCAACGTAATCAACCTGCGAAATCACCACGTTTTCTGGCTTATTCATGACGCCAGGCGGAGTGATGGTAATCGGTGGCGGGTCGATTTTTACTCCGTCATCGATATAGCGGTATTTGTTTGGGTCATGTTGAACGCCGCCAACGGTGAAAGTGCCGTCATCATTGGTCGAGATCGACGTTACACGGAAATACTGAATCGCAAGGTTGTCACTGTCGATCGCCCATACCGCGCCAGCAACAGGAGTCTGGCTATATGCCGTGCTGACGCGTACCGTTTTTTTATCCGCGCTGACTGAAGCAATGGTTCGTGTCTGCGCAATGCCGTCCGGGAGATTGAGCACCAGACGATCGCCGGCAGCGTAATCAATAGTCCTGTCCAGCGTGATATTGAGTCCGCTAACCGCGCTGATTCGTCCGCCATTCTGTTTACCCGCGCGGAAAGCATCTGCCACGCCGATGATTTTAGCCGGCAGAGGAATAAAGCCATCCAGACCAACGTTAAATGAGATGGTCCCGTCTTTAGCGTTGGAGAGAATTGCCCAGCGCCCACGACGGTGTGCCTCGCTCTGTGAGGTGCAGCCAATCGCGGTGATCTTGCTTTCGTTGACGTCATAGCGCTGAACTAAATCAGGCTCGTAAACGCCTTCAACGGTATCTGAATAGTGGTTTTGTGGATCGGACCAGCTAACCTGGCAAGAGGTATAGCGGTTTTTGTAAGAACCACCGCCGTAAGTGAACAGACCATCAACGACATTGGCGCAGTGATACACCCAGTCAACATCATCCTGCGGAACGTCGGCATTCACGAATATTTGATTGTTGCCCCAGAACGTGATGCCGCGAAACACCGCCGCAATGTCCTTGAGAACGGTGTAAGCGTCCTGCTGGCTCTGAATGAATACGTTGCAGGTGAAACGCGGCTCTGTGCCGCCAGCCCCATCTGAAACCTTCTGATCGCAATACTGCGCGATAGTATACAGTTCCCACTTATCAATCATGGAGGCATCGACACGGTTGCCCATGCCGTAAATCTCATCCAGCACCAGATCGTAAAATATCCAGGCCGGGTTATCAGTCCACGCAAGTTTGAAATCACCCAGCCAGTTCCCGCTATACGTGCGGCTGATTGGGTCATACGTGGTTGGAACGCGGATCAGCTTGCCTTTAGGCTTGCAGGTGATTTTCGGTGCGCTGCCGTTGAACTGGCTTGAATCCAGCTCGACGTAAAGCAGTGCGGTATTCGGGTAGCGTAATTTGCTGTCGATTACCTCCGCGAATGAAAACACCTTGAAGGCGTTCATCAGCTTCGTTGAGGTTGAGTCGGCGGTGATCCTGCGCACGCGGATTGACCATCCGGTCGTGGCTTTGGGCAAATTAATACGGTGATCGCGCTGATATTCGGAAGTGGTTTTCCCATCGAATGTACCGCTCACAACCTGAACGTAAGCGCTGCCGTCGGTTGAAAGGTCAATCGCATACTGCGTCACTGTTCCGACCATGTCACCATTGTCTTTATACAGGTAATGCAGCGGCAGACTCAGCTTGATACGCACAGCATCGAGAGACAGGTTGCTGAACTGGCGAATCCACGGTGCGGTAGTAGATACCTCGACGCCTACAGAAGATTCGTTATCAACCTCCGGCATGCCCTGAATGTATGACTGGTCCTGCGTACCCTTTCGAAAATCCCAGTTAACGCCTGTAAAGTTATAACCGCCGCTGTTGTTGGCAAGAGGTGTGTCATTGATATAGATTTCCTGTGCGGTAAGGTCGCCCTGAATTTCACCCTCGGAGATCGCCAGAAGCATCTTCAGCTTCGCAACTGAAAGCAGGTCATCTGGCTCTTCTACTGGCGTGTGAGCACTACCGCCGCCACCGCCCTTATATCCCTGAATTACGCGCGCACCCTGAAGAAGTTGCATATTGCACCCATAAAAAAAGCCACCCGGAGGTGGCTGAATTGCGAGGAGGTCTTATTGCTGGTCGCTGGAGAAGATTCCGGCGCTGATGATGGCTCCGCCAATCTCGCGCTGGCCGTACAGTACCGGTACCGGATAACCCATTGAGACGGTATTTACCGGCGCGCCGAAGGCATAGTTTGGCTGATTCTCCGTGCTGGATGCCGATCCGATGTTATAGCTGGGCTGTGGCGTCAGCATGCTGACTACACCGCCCAGCATCATGCTGATGCCGATGCCGGTTAAAATAGTTGTAGCCGTAATCGTTCCGGCAGCCATAGCCCCGGCATATAGTGCCAGCGATCCACCAGCGGTAAAGAATGCGGCCACCAGCGCGATCGCGCCGATAACGATTTGCAGAACGCCAGCCTGCTTGCTGCCTTCGATTACCTGGCTCATCCGGTATTCACTCGCGCCAGTGGACATGTCAAACTCTTCCAGCCCGATGTTTTTACCACCGCTGTAGAAAGCAAAACGCACCCCGTTGAGGTGCGCGTTAGATACGTACTTTTTGAATCCGGGTACCGATGCGCACATTGCCCTGAGCATTTCCCGCATGTCAGCAACGTGGAACTGGTGAACCTTGCCGAACTTTTTAGCCAGGCCACCAGAGAGCGTCATTTTCTTAAGCATCAAATAAGTCCTTGTGCCGCACGATGCGCACGGTGCGATCGCGGTAATATTTGCCGTAGGGAACACGCGCGGAGAGATTGCCGAAGCCGTGGTGCAGCATAATGTTGTCACCCAGATAAACCGCAGCGTGGTTTGTCACGGGAGCCTGTAAGCGCATCATGATGACGTCGCCAGGCTTCATGGATGCTGGGTCAACTTCGATAAAACCTTCAGCCTGCCAGTTGTCGTCATAGCGGCATTCTTTGCCATCAATCCACCACTCGTAATCGACCGACCAGTTCCCCAGCGTGATGCCATGCGTTTGCTGAAAGTAATCCATCACGAGCGTCCAGCAGTCGGCGTGACCGAGCACCCACTGACGGCCCGCCAGCTCTCTTTCACCTCGCGGAGAAATGGTGCAGAAGTCACACTCCGGCCAGGACATGATCCCCCATTCAACGCCTGAGTGATCGCACTGGATGCGGTCCATTTCAGAGGGGATGAGCTGCACAACATCCGGGTGAGAGTGAATAATCATCAGCACGTCGCCCTGTGCTTCCGCCGCCTGCAGGTCATCGTCTGCCATCGTGAAGCTTTCGGTTGGCGTATCTGAAATATTTCGGCAGCGGACATATTCCTGAGCACGGCCAATCTGCACGACGACCCCGCAGGCCTCGCGCGGATATTCCGCCTCTACGTGCTCACGTATGGCATTCATGATTTTTTTACGCATGATTATTTGCCCTGCAGGTTTGCCGCCGGAAACCCGCCAAAGGAAAGCGCGTTTTCTGCACCAAAGCGAAGACGGCAGTCACTCAGCTTACCGCCGCACACATCAAGTCCGGGGTTGTCGGTTGGCGTACCGTCTTTGAGGAAGTATCTATTACCGGCGTAATCGCATCCGGTGCCGGTTCGGTACCAGCCGCGCATGCACCAGGTGCAGACCGGTGTGATCTGCCGGGATGGGAGCTGCAGGCTCTGAACGTCGAACGGCGAACACAGTTCAAAATCAACCTGCGCGCGCGTTTCCTGACTTTTGGCATTCACATAGAAAAGCTGAACGCGTTCATCGCTGGGGCTGGCGTTAGGATTGCCAGCGGTCCAGTTTGCCGCGTCCAGATATTTAGCAAGCGTGGTGTGAATCTTCACCTTCGCTTTAACCAAATCATCGAACTGAAGGCACAGCGCCGTGACGTAGTTTCCGATGTTGCCAACGGAAAGCGTCGGAGTAGGCTGCGAGCCGGTGCTCGACAGCTCCATGCCTTTCAGCTCGTAGGGATAGGGATCGTACTGGTTACCCTGCCAGATGATGGCGGGTAGGTTTTCCGCAGCAAATGCAGCCCAGCCATCAGTCGCAATATTGTGTGCATGAAATCGCAGGATGTTTTCCATCCCGAACGCCGTGCCGTCTATTTCGATGAGCTGAACCAGTTGGCCCGGTTCAAGTTGCTGTATGTCCTGAGTGAAGCTCATATTTCGCCCATAAAAAAAGGGCACCGAAGTGCCCTGTTAAGGTTTATGGCTACGGCCCGAAAGCCTGCTCGAAGGTGAAAGCTATGTCGCAGAATCCTTTCTTCGGGAAGGTGGGGTTAATTGAATCGAATTTGACGCGGTAAAGATTTTTTTCGCCCCAAGGATTAGTCCACCAGAAAGACTTTGTTACGTGCTGCTTGAGAAACGCCCGGACCTGCGACATGTCTTCAAGCTTACCGTTACAGGATAATGACCATGATTGAGCGTCGCTATTAATCCCGTTCTCAGCGATTTGCTCATAACCATCACCGAACTTTGCCTGATAAACAGACTTGGTGATTTGCTCGCTGGCACCGATCCGGACACACCAGTTAAACGTATAAATTGCCATGTGCCGTTATCCTTTTCTGTAGAGAAGGCCACCCGGTGACATCTCTTTTCTCAGGCGATCGGTGATGGTCTGCTGGATAATTCCTGTCATCTGCGTTGCAACACCGGCTGTGCCGGTTGCTCCTGCCTGAGCCTGACCGTCACCCTGCATGATGGATACCGGCGCATCCACCTGAATGACCGTATTGCCGTTACCGGTGGCGCGATTCACGCCAGATGAAAACTGGCGGCTACCGGGTATATCACCCACATAACCGCCGTTTGCATAACCGCGCATCATGTCGTAGAGATTCGCAACGCCGATGCGCTCAGTCGCTTCTTTGGTGAAGACAAATTCACCCTTATGAACAACGCCAGCCGGGTCGTGCTTACCGCCGCTGCCGGTGTAACCGCCATCAGCGTAAGCCGTGTAGCTCGTCGGCATGCCCATCGCGCCCACGTTACCGGATGTCGAAGCACCAGAACTTGCTGCTCCGGCTGCGGCACCGCCGAGGCTTCCGGCAAGTGAACCGAAAATCCCGCTCACCGTGTTAACCAGCGCCATCTGCAATGCGACTTTGGCAATCGTCTGGAGAACTGAAACACCCCAGCTTTTCCAGTCCGCTTTGCTTCCGACCAGCATGGCGGACATATTATCCATCGCGCTATCAAGCGTTGAGGTGACGCCGGAAGATACCGCACCCGAAACGTTGCTGGCGCTTTCAAGCCAGTTTTCATAGCCTTTTGAAACGCCGTTAAGCCAGTTGGACTCTGAAGCTGCAATGGCCTGGTATTTCTTATCGAGCGCATCAAGGGCCTGCTGACGGGCTGCAATAGCCGCCGAACCTTTATCCGTTTTGTCGAATACCCGTTCGACCTGCTGCTGATCATCGTATCGGCTCCGCTGACGATCGCTCATTCCTGCGGTATCGGTAGTCTGCGCTGCGTCATCACGGTATTTACGGGCGGCATCGGTCAAATCCTTGAGTGCTTCGGTTTGTTCACGCTGCTTGCGCACGTTCTCTTCAGCTCGTTGCGTCCAGGTGGCAAGCTCTGCCGAATTATCCCGGATAGCTTTGCGTTGCTCTTCCGTCCACTTAGCGCCGGTCTGATGCGACGCCGCGTAGAGTTCAGATGCTTTTTCACCTTCGGTAGCGCGAACCTTCTGCACTTCAATGGCAACGCTAAGGTCGGCCATTTTACGCGCATAGTTTTCTGACTGCTGCGCCGCTGCCCGCTCCTCCTTCCCCTGCTCACTGACAGCCTTTTTACCTTCACGCAGCGACTTGTTCAGGTCTTCCTGTTTCTGCCAGGCCTGTACGGTGTTGCTGATGAATTTCTGCCGCGCCTCGGTATATTCAGGCGTGTTGGTCATCCCGGCATCATCAGCGGAATATTCCGCCTGACGCCTTACGCGATCAGCACCTGAGAGACCAGCCAGTTCGTTTTCACGCCCGGACTTCTGCAGCAAATCAGCCTGTTTCGACGTGAGCTGAGCCGAGGGAATACGGAAAGGTGCGTTTGCCAGATTGGTTCGGGTGGCAAGCAATTCATTGCCAAGCGACAGCAGGCGGTTAAATTCCGTGTGCTGGCCGTTCATCATCAGCAGCGACTGATAAGCCGTGTTTTGCTGAGCGGCCTGCTGCCTGATTAAATCCACGCGGCGTGTTTCAAGCACCTCCAGCACAGACTGAACTTCCTGTGACTTCTCCTGCATCTGGTTAAGTCGCGCCTGCTCGACTGCCAGTTCAGAAGTAGCCTGCTGCATGCCGGTCGATACCTCTTCAACGCTCGTCAGATAGTTGATGAGGAAACCGCCAACTGAGGGGCCCGGGCTTGCCATTATCTGCTGATAGCCCTGAATCTGCGTTTTGAGCTTATCAACCTTCGCGGCTTGTTCGTCAATTAACCGGTTCTGCTCGGTCATCGACGTGCGGGTTTTGGTCTGCGTGTCGGAAACTTCCGGCAGGCTCATACCCGGTGCGGCCTTTCTCACATCATCCAGCGTTTCGATATACGCGCGCGCTGATTCCCGCGCCTGCTCCTGCCGCTGATACATGGTGTACCAGGCAGCTGCACCCAGCATCAGCAGGCCGGGAATGCCGCCTACCAGACCCAGCACTCCGCTGGTAAGCCGCGAACCCACTGATGTGATGCTGTTCAGTCGTTCCTGCGCGGCAGCTCGCGCATTCACATTACGCGTAAGAACTGCCTGCGTTGCGGCCAGACGGCGCTCAGCCGCTTCCTGTGTCGCGGTTCCTCTCGCTGCTACAACAGCCTGCTGCGCACGATAAACAGCCGCCCGGGCTCTTGCAGTTGAAATCTGTGTGCCCCGGATTTGAGCCTGCGTCAGCGCTACTTCGCTCTTATACGCCGTTACGATACCGGCAGAAGCAGAGATTGCACCCGATGCCATGCCGCCAAAGAATTTAGCGGCACCGACAGCAACCAGCGCACCGGCGACCGTAGCCACCGAATCAATATTTTTTGCCACACCTTCCAGCACGCCAGAGAGTGACGCCGTGACGCCGGAGGTAGTATTCGCCTCACCTACCCACTGCTGGAAGGCGTTCTGCACTTTAGTAACCGAGCCTGAGACCGATTCAGGCAGGGATGAGAATTCGCCGCGCAGCTTGTCGAGCTGACTGGTCAGCGCAGGTACCACTTTATCAATGGTTAGCTGACCCTGATCGGCCATTGCTTTCAGGTCTTTTCGCGCGACGCCCATGCCGGCAGCAAGCGCACGAATAACACGATCGCCGGATTCGTTCACGGCGTTGAATTCTTCGCCGCGCAATACGCCCTGTGCAAGCGCCTGGCTGAACTGCGTGATAACTGAGCTGCTTTCCTCAGCGCTGGCACCCGAAAGCTTCAGGCCGGTAGACACCGCCTCTGTTACCTTCAGTACTTCCTGCGCGCTGTAGCCAAACTCACGCATGGATGCAGCGGAGCGTGAGTAGAGATTGGCGTTGTCGTCGAAAGCGGTACCGGTGCGCTGGCTGATATCCATCAGCGATTTCTGCACGGTGGCAAACTCACTGGTAGACTGCGAAGCCTGCTTGAGTCGCGCGTTAACCGCGTTCCAGTTATCGGCCAGCTCAATAAGATGACCTGCTGCAAACGCACCGGCAAAGACGCCCGTCATCTCCAGCGCGGTCTCTTTCGTGGAAACCAGCTGCTCGTTCAGCTCCTGAATTGCACGCTGACTTTCGCGCGCGGCCACAGCGGCACGACGCCCGCCCTGTTCCATCGTACGGTAATAATCGGCACCCATTCTTGATGCACGCGCAATCTCGGACTGGAAAGAACTGGAGTTCGCAGAGATTTTGATAATGAGTTCGCGCAGCGTTGCCATATTTCACCCATGAAAAAACCCGCCGTAGCGGGTTAGTTTATTTAGCTGATATTTACTGGCAGATCGTTTGGAAGTTCGCTAGTGCTTTTTCGTCCTCGTTGTCTGCTATCTTGACCGGGCCGTGATTAATTAACTCACCATCTTTGGTATTAATGTATACGTAGTAGTTTTTATAACCCGTATATCCGCCATAAGAGTTTTTAGCGTTGACCTTTCCGCATAGGTGTCCATCATTTTCACCTGATGGCTTGTAGCTTGATTCAAATTTGGCGCTGTCTGGATCTTTCAGGCTGTGCCTAACAACATCTTCGCCTAGTTTGATAAATTCTTTATCAGTAGGCTTGCAGGCTGTAAGAGAGCAGGCTAGTAAAACTGGCAATATAATACCTTTCATAAATCCTCCTTTTTTTCGGAGGTTAACAGCTGCCTCAAATATTTCATAGCCCCGCCATCCAGACTTCAAGGCCGCTGGTTTCTTTCTCTTCTTCTGCTTCGCCCCACTTCAGCTGCAGATCACTAATGGTTGTTTTAGCGCCCTGCGAATTCAGTACGGCAGCGGAAATCTGCGCAGCCTGAATATCACCACGAAAGTCTCCGATAGGGCTTAGGCGGTCATAGGCGATCCACATTTTCAGCTCACTGGCGCTGAGGGTTTCGCGAATTTCTTTGAGTGTTCGCCCAAAACGCAGCGCCAGAGTCATCATGAAGAAAGTCAGCGGCTCTTTTACTTTGCCTCTGCGGTTTCCTGCGATACGCCGAGCTTGAGCGCCTGATTCAGCAGACGGGTGTGCACCGGCCCATAAATTTCAGAAACAATCTGCTGATCTTCATCACTGAAAACAGGTGCACCGCTTTCATCGAGCAGGACGTCAATCAGCATCACGACGTCGGCGCTTTTGTTGCGAAGAAACGTTTCCTGCGGTGTCAGTGTTGGAGCTTCGACGCCTGCAGGTAACTCCAGCCCCATAATTTCGCGAAAGCGCATCCATGCCTCTCCGGACGGCTCACGCAGCATCACTTTTGCGTTATCCCATTCAGGGACGGTAATTACTTTTGAACGAAACCCTGACGATGGAGCAAGCGCCAGAGCGCGTAATGAAGCCGATGATGCGGTGGTTTTTTCGGTGTTTGACATTTCATATTCTCGGTGAGCGGGTTATTGCGGATAAAAGAAAAGCGGCCGGAGCCGCTTATGAACCTGAAGCAATAATTGGCTTCGGCTTGCCACGCACGCGCAGCGAGTAGGTAGCACCTACGACTGACGATGTGGCCGCAGACCAGGAGCTCTGACGCACTTCGACCAGCACATAAAAACCGTTGCCTGATGCGAAAACAACGCGCAGCGCGCGCAGCTCATCGTTTTCATAGGCGGTTTGCAGTGCCTGCTGAGCCTCTTCATCACCGACCCAGTTACGCGTAATGCTCATCTCAGCCGGAGCGGCGAGACCGTTGGTTTGCTCCTGTTCAGTGGAGCAAAGCGTGGTAACGTCAATGTCACCTTTCTGACCACCTGTGTAGCTGATCTCTTTTGTGGCGCAGGCAGCTTCCAGCCAGCTAACGCTGTTAGATGGAAAACCGGAGTCCGTAAAGTCTTCTGCACTTACTGGCGCGGCAGAGACGGCAAAAGTCATCCCCTTTGTTACTTCGTATTTGCTGCTCATATTTTCTCCAGACGTAAAAAAACCGGCTAATGCCGGTCATGATTGATGGGGTTGGTTATTGCTGGCTCTGAATTTCCAGCGTGGCGCGGTATAAGCCGGTGTCCGGCTCGTAGCCGTTCTCCTTTCTCATCTGCGAGAAGTCGAGAGGAGACAAAGCGTTAACTGCCTGTTCACGGATGCTTCTGGCCTCATCCGTAGTCAATGCGTACACATCAACCTGCAGCGTGCCGTTTTCTTCAGCCGGTCCGCATAACGTATCGCCATATGTTTCGCTGACGATTGTGAATACCACCCAGGGTGGTCTGACTGATGGCTCGCCCTCGGCATTCAGTGGGGCCACGTAGGGATAAACCTGACCACCAGCGAGCCCGCCAATTAGCGGGTAGATGTCGGATTCGGTCATTTGCTCAGCACCCCATCTATCGCTTTTAGCATTTCTGCAAACGAAGCTGCAGATGCTTCCTCCTTCTTACGATCATATGCCGGACGCACAAACGGTTTCGCTGGCATTTTAGAGGTGCCATTTTCAATAAAGCGCCAGTAAAAAGCGTTGTTTGGCGAGCTGGCTTTCGTAGTGGTATCGCTATTCCCCGTTTTAGGATTCACACCACGAATATGCACTCCAGCCACAGCTGTGCCCTGGGCACCTTTACCGAACAAAACAACAATGTTTCGCTTCAGCTTTCCGGTTTTCTCTGGCGCGTTATTTTCAACTTCATCAGCCAGAACCTCAGCGCCAGCCCTGACTGCCTGACGCAGCACCTGACGGTTTTCCGCTTTACTCAGTAATTCAAGATCGCGCGAAATATCGGATAACCCGGAGAAATCGAGATTGGTTGTTATCAATTTTCCACCCCCAGCCTGCATAAAATTTCTAGCTGACTGGTTCTCGCATCAGGTATTGGCTGCCCATTAACTTCCAGCACTTTTCCCTTAAACGGCCCCGTGAGACAAACCAGGCGGGATGATGCCGAAACATCGGTGCGATAACGAATCCATACTCTGATCGTGGCTTCTGGTTTTTCAGCACCCGAAGACATCAGCTCCCGACCGCTTATTCCTTTGACTTCAGCCCATACCGTCATTCCATCAACCCAGACTTTGTCTGGTTGTCCTGATGGCAGTCTGATGGTTGTGAAGTTCTGGATTTTTACCTTATGCCGTAATCGACCAGCCTGCATTTGTCCTCCTAAAGCCCATAGATACGGTGAGGCTGGAGAAGCGCCTCCACTGCTAAAGGAATCTCACTGGTGATGTTGCCTATGTTCACGGCCTCACGGTTTGCATACCAGTGACCAATCATCAGCAGCATGGCAACACGAATGTCATCATCAAGAAGAAGCCTGTCTTCGTCAGTTTCAAAACCATCATCAGCGTTTGTTTTGTAAAGCGTCCGGCGCGTCCAGGTTTCGACATAACGTTTTGCAGCGCCGGTCAGAATCTCAAGCAGAGAATCCTCGCTGGTATCATCATCATCGATACGGCAGTGCTCTCTGACAGTAGCCAGTTCAATCATCGCCATTTTAGGCACCCGTTCAAAAGCGGCCCGAAGGCCGCTGAATGTCTGATTAGCTGCCAGAGCCAGTCAGGGAGCCGAATACGAACGCTTCCGGACGGTAAACCGCCAGCGCGACGCGCTCTTCACAACGAATCGAAATCATATTCTTTTCGAAGTCGTCGGCGTTCTCAGTGGAGATAACAACGTTCGCGTCTTCACGGTCGAAAAGCTGAGCACCAGAGTTGAACGCGCCGGTCAGGAATTTACCCAGGAACTGAGCGGCTTCAGTTGCTACCACAGGCAGGCCCCAAAGAGTCGGCGTGGTCAGTTGCGCCGGATTCGCCAGGATGTATCGACCCAGCTCGTCTTTGGTCAACTCGATGCGCGCCCAGTCGGTGAAGTGCAGAACGTGACCGGAAGCCGGGAAGCGCGCCAGTTGAGCCTGCAGCATAGCCAGACGCAGCACATCAATACCGGACTGCTTCTCTACCGCGAAAGCCGGATTAAAAGCAACGGACTGCGGAATGATGCCTTTCAGATGTGCGCCGGTACCGTCGCCAAACAGAATCTCCTGCTCCTCCACGTACTTCAGGCCATAGCGCATTTCGGCATCCACCGTTGATTGCAACTGCGCAAAATCGTCCAGAATCTGTTTGGATGCTTTGAACATGTGCGCGATGGTGCGTACCGGCGTGGTTTCTTCAGCAAAAGCAATTTCGCTATAGGGCTTCGTGGTGTTTTCAGCCACAACCGCGGCGTTATTAGTAAATCCGGTTTGCTTGACGTAGTAGATAGTGTTGGACTGCGTACGTCCGGGCGCGATCAGGTCACGAATGAACAGGCGCTGCTTTGGCGTCTGATCGATGCCAGGTAGTCGGGTCGGCGCGATAATCTGGCCCGGAACGTCAACGGTGGTAATAGCCGCCTGAACCGGCACGCTCAGGCGTTTGCCGCCTTCCATGCTGGAGCGAATTTCCTTCATAACTTCAGCCGAAACCAGCTGCTGACCGACTGACTGTACGATGTCTTTAGCAGCATTCAACGGCATGCTAGCCACGTGCTGCTCCAGATCGCCCACTGACGCTTTCAGCGTTTTCAGGGATTCATTAAGTGCGTTATGTTCGGTCGCGATTTTATCTACGGCGTTTTTTGTTTCGGCAGACAGACTGCCGGATTTACGGGCTTCTGCCAGTGCATCCTCTGCCTTCTGGCTGAATTCAGACGAGACCTTTTCCAGCTTGGCCGATACCTGCTGCAGTAGTTCATTGACTTGAGACATGTTTTTTCCTTATTCGCCGAGCGATGCCAGCGCAGATTTGAGGGAGTTGAGTACTTCAGGGTTTACTTCTTCGACAGCGCCCGGCTTGTCGTTCTCTTTGGCAGCAGCGCCCGGCATGCTGCCCAAAGCTTTCAGGTGCTTCCGGCGTTCAGAGCGCGGCATGCCGCCTTTTGCCAGAAATGCATCAATTTTGCGGATAGCCGCTGCGGGGCTTTCGTCGTCACTGGTAATTTCATCCGACGAGAGCAGTGCATCAGCCAGACCTTTAGCGACAGAATCACCACCGCCAATAAATGATTCCTTGTCCATCAGCGACTGAATTTCTTCCACAGGCATGCCGGAGCGGGCGGCATAGATGTCAGCCATTGCTTTATCGAACGGCTCCAGATAATTCGCGTACTCCCGGAAGTCATTCCGGTTTCCGGCTGCGACAATCCATGCGTTGTGGATCATCAGAAACGCCCCTCGACCTATCTGAACCTCGTCTCCCGCCATCGCGATAATTGACGCAGCTGAAGCGGCAAGACCCAGCACTTTCACGGTGACTTTGCCATGGTATTCACGCAGCAGGTTGTAGATGGCGAGGCCTTCAAACATGTCTCCGCCAGGCGAGTTAATGTGAACCGTCACATCCTCGCCATCCAGAGAACGCAGCGCCCCCGCAATACGGTTTGCGCTGACGCCATCACCCCACCAGTCTTCGCCGATCACATCAAAAATGGTGATAGTGTTTTCACCCGTCTGCGTTGCGGCACGTATGCTGCCATCCCAGCGATCAATGGCAGCGGCTGGTAAGTCACGTTTTCCGGACGCAGAAAGGCGCCCTTCCGGCGCTGCCGGAAGAGTGTTTATTTTCTTCATTGGGTCTCCTAAGCCGCTTTTTTAAGCGGTGACTGCTCCGGCGGAATGTCCGGGAAAAGAAAGGCGTGAAGCTTCATGATATTGCTGGCCTGAGCGCCAACGTTGTTTTCACGCAGCTGATCGAGCGGCGTCAGGTTCAGCTGAACCGTATAGATATCACCACCATCAATTGGGGGCAGATTTTCCAGCCGGCGCACGTCATTACGCGACATCCAGCCGTTCTGCAGCGCGGTCGTATAGTATGCAGACCGGCCAGCACTGTCGGCCCGAAGCAGACCCTCTACTGAGAACTCAGCAAAGAGATCGTCATCACCATCCAGTAGGCAGCGCGATATCTCCTGTTCGATATTTACCAGCAGTGGCCGCAGGGTATTGGTCAAAAACTGCAGGTTCATCCCCTCAACGCTTGAGGCCCAACTGCTCTGCTTATCGGCATGCCCAACCATAAACGGCGGCACGCGGAACCAGCGGCAGATTTCCTCAATGCTGAATGAGCGGCTTTCCAGCATCTGCGCATCTTCGGGGTTCATGGTAACGCCCTGATACTTCATGCCGCCCTCGAGCACCATTATCTTTCCGGCGTTCTTTGAGCTGGTAAAGTTCTGCATGTATCTGCGCAGGTGTTCACGCTGCTCTTCGTTCAGCGCGGTTTCTGAAGAGAGAAACCCGGAACTCTGAATACCGTTCTCAAATATTTTTGCTGCAGAGTGTTCAACCGCCAGCGCCGCACCAATTACGTCCCGACCAGTCATCATGGGCATCATGCCGCAGACACCATCCAGCCCGAACCCGCGAATGTGCATAATGTGTTTAAGAGGGATAACGCGCTTCTGCTTGCTTTCGGTATATGTGTATTCCAGCGCTCCGCTATCAAGCCTCTTAACGATCATGTTTTGTGGCAAAAGCGGAATCAGTGAAACCAGCTTATTGCCGATGTACTTCTTTTCTACGAATGCGTTACCGCGCAGACAGATGCTGGCTACTACCATCAGCATAAACCGCGATGGCGTCATCTCCCCGTTGGGCCTCCGGCACAGCACAGAATAGGCCGGGTGATTCGTTGCTGCTTTACGCGATCCGTCCGCCTGCCGCTCATAAACCTTCAACGGCAGGGTTGAAACGGACTCACTCAAAAGCCTGACGCATGCCCACACGGCTGACAGACGCATAGCTTTGTCAGCTGTGACCACCTGCCCGCTGCTGCTGGTACCAAACCACTCCTCCCAGAATGTTCCCGTTGTCAGGCTGATAGGTACACCCAGCCAGTTCAGCAGTGCGCTTTTTACCTTTCCAGGCTGCTTATTCTTTTTCATCAGAAACCTATCATTATCGGAGAATCAAAGAAGCCGCTCAGGTCCTGAGCATCGTTTCCGCCGTTAACCAGCATGCGGCTCTTCGCCGTAAACAGCGCAACCGGGCCATCAATTTTGTTTTCCGGCGTACTTTTGTTGGGAAAGATGTTGTCGTTTTTGTCCGGTCTGACCGTGACGTTTGACATCATCCAGGCCATGACCGGATTTTCATCATGGTGAAACTTGCTGCCGTAAATCTCTGCCTGCACTGATTTCATGGATTCAGACAGGTTTTTGACAGTCTGAGGCACTTCCACCAGCGGCAGGCCCTCTTCAGCCAGTGACAGGCTGAACTGCACAGCACTCCACGGGTCAAACGCGATTTCTTTGATATTGTCGCCTTTAACCCACTCCACAATGTCAGCCTTGATCATGGCGTGATCGATGACATCGCCGTCAGTCAGCTCAAGATGCCCGGCGTCAGCCCATTTTCGATACAACTCAGCTATATGGGCCGGTGCCGTTTCCAGCCGCCCCTCTGGCACCCAGAATCGACCCTCCATATGCGTTTCACCGGACGGATCGCGCCACGCCTTCACTGCAGCACAGATATCAATCTTGTTCGCCAAATCGACGCCGACCCAAAGCGGCCAGGCTTTTCGTTCTTCTGCTACTCCTATGGCAGGCATTTTTGACCAGCGATCCATGTCCATCCAGGCGCTTTCAGCTGTTACCCAGATATTGAGGTGTTTGGTAAAAAAGTTTGGCCGAGCTGCAATTTGCTCTTTCGCCTTTTTAGCCAGGCGGCGCATATCGTCCCATCGCTTACAGACACCCAGTCCCGGATTTGCTTTCGGCCAGTTGGCCTCATCAAAGGGATCGTCATCTTCATCAAGCGTGTAAACCACTGCAAAATAAGTGTCGTCATCCACCACGCCGCGCAGCACCTTGATGGCGTAGTCACGCTGCTCAAAGCAGATGCCCTCTTTATTAGTTCCTGCCGTTGTGATAGCGAAAAGCAACGACTGGAGGCGCGCGCCGGTCGCTGTTTCAAGAACGTCCCACACGTCACGCGTACGGTGTGCATGAAGCTCGTCGACTATGCCGCAGTGGATGTTGAGACCGTCCAAGTTGTTCGCATCGCTGGAGAGTGGCTCAAACTTAGACGCTGTCCTCTCCTGGTGGATGTTCAGCTTCACGTGACCAAACAGACGCCCCAGCGTACGGGGCGCTTTCTTGATCATGTTTTTGGCATCATCAAACACAATGCGCGCCTGATCGCGCGTTGTGGCTGCTGAGTAAACCTCTGCGCCGCCCTCGCCGTCCGCGCCGGTCATATATAGCCCGATGCCGGATGAAACCGTCGATTTGGCGTTCTTACGTGCCACTTCGTTATAGGCGGTGCGGAAACGTCGTACCATAACCGGGTCACCATCGTCGTCACAAATCTGTTCGCCGGTCATCTCGTCGATTAGCGGAATAGTGAACCCGAACAGATTTATCAGGATGAAGATATGCCAGGGCATGAGATCAATAGGCTTGCCCGCCAGCGCCCCTTTGACGTGGGGGATAAAATTGTAGAAGTCGAGAATGTGCTGGGCGCGGTCCTCGCTGAAGTAGATACCGCGCTTTGGCCCATGCTCTAAGTCATTGAGAAAACGCTGGCAGGCGAGACGCACCAGTTCGCCAGCAACTATCTCGCCAGACAGCACGCGCTCTGCGTACTGGATACCAGCCTGAACAGTTGCCATTCATCATTTGCGCTTTTTAAGAAATTCATCCAGTGGGTCGGCTTCTGCCGGGCCTTTTGCACCAACCTTAGAGCGGCTGGCTGGGGTCATGCCGAATTCGGCAAGCATTGCTCTGATACGCTTCCACGCATCGGCTTTCATGGCCGCTGCTGGGTGCGTCTTTATCATTCTGATCTCACGCTCCTGACCTTCATCAGGCTCCTCTTCGCTATAGACCGCATAGGTGTAACCCTCACGGTCCAGCGTTTCGCAGTGGTGACGGTATTCGGTATAAGCCTCAATCAGTAACTCAAGCGCTCGACCGTCCAGCGTCGTCAGTACGCCGACCGCGTCCAGCTCTTCGCTAATGCGCTTAAACCAATACTTCCCCATCTTGTCAAAATGCTTTGGCGTGGGGGGAACCCCTGAGGGCGGTTTCGGTTCGTTTTTGTTAACAGCGCGCTTGGAAGGGTTACCCTTCACTAAAGCCAGATGTGTCGGGGTTTTCGGCGGTCCTGGCATAATCGAAAACTCCTATTAATGCCCGGTCAGTGAACCCCAAAAAAAGGTTTCTAACCTGCGGCGGTGTGAAAAAAAGCTAGGCGGCGGTCCTTTGGGGCAAAACCCCTGAACTTTTGACCCGCCCCACCCCTCAAATGATAATGAGTATCATCTACAAAGAGATAATTGCAATTGCAATTAATTTTATGAGAATGATTATCACTTGAGCCTTTCGCGCGCTGTTTTACTCTTGTGACAAGGCCAGCACAGGGCTTCAAGGTTCGAATCGTCATCGGTACCCCCATGAGCCTTAGCTTTGATGTGGTCAACAGTCTTTGCTGCTGATGCCCGACCAATCCTCATGCATTGCTGGCAGAGATGTTTGTCACGCTTCAGTATTCTTGCGCGTCTGACATCCCATTCACTGCCATAACCACGCTGATGGCGGCTTTGACCATTCTGGTGCTGCTGCCATCCTTCGTTGATATGGTCGGCACAGTAACCTGAACGGTCGGTTGTCGTCTTAGCGCAGCCATGCTTGCGGCATGCTCTTGGTATTCGTTGTGGCATCGTTAAACCTGCACACGAATGGCATTCTCTACCTGCTCATCCTTCATATAGAAGCTCGCTATAAGCGTGGGCAACTCAGTGCCATTGCTTTTAATGTTGGTACATACCTGCTGCTCAAGCAGCTCACCATCTACCGCGATACCGAAGCCTTTGAACAGATCGCCACGATAAATCTTTGCGAGTTGAATCTTCTTCATATTGATAATCTCCATGCGCGACGACGCTCGGTGCGCGGTGTGTTGTCGGGGTGGCGCTCGACCGTTGATACATCAGCATGGTCAGTGAGTGAATAACATGGGTACACCACTGAACCACCGCATGCATCACCAACGGCATAGTCAGCAGGTGATCCGTGATTCCAGCGAGTTAACACGCGCTCCAACTTGCTGGCCGGCACGCTGTAACAGACGCCGTGAATAAGCCGGTTCATCGTGATGTAGTCAGCCTGCCGCTTGTCGGCGTCGATCAGCTTTGTTGCTATCTCAAGCTGATACTGCGGAGGCCTGCCAGTACCCAGATAGAAGCTAACCAGCTCATCAGGGAATCGCGTCAGCCAGTCAGTCACTTTGTTAGTGAAGCCCGAGACAGGCAGCGCATCATCTTCAATAATCACTACCCGGCAATCCTGCGTGGATGCCCAGCGTAATGCGCGCAGGTGATTGGCGTTTGCACCCTTCGATTCGCGATCAACAAAGATTTGATAATTAGGAAGGCCATCGGCAAGTGCTACTGCCATATCAAAGCGCGACTCGTGCGCCACGATGGCAAACTTTACTTGTGTTTCCACCATGCAAACTCCTTACCGATGCCGTCCGTCTTAAAGACTGTGTGAACGCGAGGTCCAGTCACCAGCCTGTCAGCGTATCGATGCGCGACAATGCCAAAGGCGATCATGTCACCCACGGCAGCAGGGGCTTTCTCTTTCTGCCAGAAGCGTATCGATTCAATCTGGTAATACAAACGGGCTATGCCATGAGCAATAGCCATCACGTCAGCGCGTGAGCCACCGAGCAAGCCAGCATTGAGCATCACATCATGTTGATGATCAGCAAGGAACGACTGATAAATTGCTTCGGGATGGTTCTGCTTAGCCCACGCATCAGCGTATGTTTTTGGCTCGGAGCCAACGTAAATATTGCCCTGCTCCATCTCTGTCCACGGCTCACGCAGCATCTCAACGTCTGTGCCATCAGTGCACCATACGAAGTGATATTCAGGGTGATCGCGTAGGTGTTGCCAGATATGCAGCCAGCGCCGGAAATAAACGTTCATCTTCACATCAGAAACGGCCACGGTGCTTACACCAACACGCACTGAACTGATGAAGTCGGTCAGCACAACCGCATGGTTGCCTTTAACTGACGATGCCCACTTATCCAGCAGCTCAGGTGATGCAGTCATTTTGGTACCGCGCTGCGGGTCAGGCTGGCTTGTCAGTAACGTAGTAATCACCACGTTCTTCTTCTGCCGGTAATCTGCATAACCGGTGTAACCATCATCGCGGCGTTTGTTGTGAATGGTGACATTACGTTTTACCTGCGCCTCACGGTCAGGCTTCGGCACCGAACGCTCTACCGCCTCATGCTCATCAAGCGAATAAATCAGCTTTTCCGAACCGACCACATCAGCAAACGCCCAGCTCGTTAGCCCCGCGTTGTGAATGCGCAGCGCCAGATCGGAATGTTCATACATGCCGCGCTCATAGATGGAATCGAAGCCACCAACCTTTTCAATCGCGCTGCGGTGGTAATACAACATCACGCCGCGTTGGCCGGTATAAGCGACATGCTTACCGTCACGGTAAAGCTCGGCAATATCATTTAGCTTCTTGCCGGTAGCAAAGTCCTGAAACTGATAAGCCAGATGCGGTTCGGGTGATTCGATGTATGGCTTTTCCCATCCACCAGCGATAGGCCATGCGTCATCGTCCCACAAAAACAGATGCTCACACCCAGCATTAATCAGTGCTTCGAGGCTGGCATTTTTTGCTGCAACGATACCGCGTGACATGTCACTGCGAATGGACGTCACACCATCAGGAACAGCAACCGGTTTAGATGACCCGTCATCAACGACAACCATCAGCGCACCGGCTGGGAGATATTTAAGCTGATGCTCAATAGCGCGGGCTAAAACGTCATGGCGGTTATGGGTGCTGATTGCTATGCCGATATTCGAAGCGCGATCAGATACTGGTGCGTATGGAACACCGTTAATCACTACTTCCATTTAGCATTTCCTGCTGGTCAGATAGATATAACCCTCGGCAATGGCGATATCGCCAACCGATGATTCATTGTGTTTATGCTGAAAAGTGAACTCAGTGAATGCATTTTTTAGCACAAAATAAAAAACCGCCCGAAGGCGGATTATTAGAAATTGCGATTTTTTTGAAGAAGCTTGGGTATATCACCCTTAGCAAGTAAGACCATATCCTCATTAGTTGTTATCAATGTATAGAATCCCATCGACTTTGACTTAGAGTACAGCTCTACGCTTGTGCCTTGGTTGATATTTTTGAACAGTGCATGGCTTACACCATCACCTTTGATTTCAATATAATCAACATCATCTTCTTCATCGTAAAATCTACTCGCTGGCATCGCTGGAAAATTGCTGCCGATTATAGTTACGATTATCTCTTCCATATCCACCTCTTGATTGCAGTTCATCAACAACGTTAGATGACAAATTAATTCACTGCAATCAACAATTTAACTGACGACCCCGTCAATCCAGCTTCGCAACGCTTCACAGCGTGGCTAACCGTTATCCCTTGTCGGAGGATTCTTTAGCAATCAGCGTCAGGTCGAGCAACTAATCGGCATGCCCACATACAGGCTTCTTGCATCTTGGTGCGAGCAATCGACAAACAGCGGCCAGCTTCATGCGCTTCAGCTGAGTGATTACCAGTAGCAGACAATTCGTCCTGCACCCACGCCTTTTGCTTTTCCAGCAACTGACAGAATTCACGGCTTACTTTTTTCAGCTCGTTCATTTCTTCAATTTCTTTCGGGCCCAGTGTGCGGTAACCCTTCACAGTGGTGCCGTCCTGCGGTTTTGCTTCACTCATTTTTCCACCTATTTGGAGCTTTCGATTTTACGAATTGCAGCACGATCAATATTGCACTGCTCAATGACGCCATAGAGAGCGCCGTTCAGTTCTACCGACTCACCAAACGTCAATGTGTCCGGTACCGCTGGCGCTTCAATTCGGTTTGTCAGCTCCACCGGCAGATTTAATCGCGGCTGGCTGATTGTCCGGTACTCCACTGGCTGACTTTGCCGCATCTCGCAACCGCTCAACAGCGCGACTGTCGACAGGAGCAGCAGCGCATTTATCCGCTTCCAGATAGCGCTTAATCTCATTCTGTAATTTCCTGTTCTGCTGTGCCGTCACTGCGCGCTGTTCTGCAACCTGACTCATCACCGCGTTCTGCTTGTTAACCGCCTTCACCAGGTCATTGACGCTGGCGGCTAAGTCGTCGTTCTTGGAGCGCAGGTCGTTTATCTGGCTGTCTTTGCTGTTTGCCAGCTGCTCCAGCCGCTCATTAGTAGCAGTCAGCTGTGAGTTGCGGGCATTCAGTCCCCAGAGACAAATGCAGATAAGACCAATGATGATTACGTGCGAATAGTTTCGGATAAAGCCGATTACGTTGAACATAGAATCCCCTTAGCTTTTAGTAAGCGGGATTTCCTGTCATCCAGACCGTTAGTGCCACCGTTAATGACTTTGGTGATGCGGGTAACATCATCAAGGTCTGCCAGTTCGTTTAAGCCGTGATTCTTCCACCATGCAGCTGCTGACATCGCCGCCTGAAGGTTTTCAGTCAGCAGGTCAGGGTTCGCCACCACATCAGCGCTTAGCTGGCCGGCAATAGCTTTGTAGTTCGCCTTACCGGTAATCTGAATCAGCCCACGTCCGCGATAGCGGTAACCATCCCCGGAAGCAACATCACCATTGCCGTTTCGGTTGGCATAAATGATGTTTGCAATCATCTTCTGATTTGCAGGGTGCGCGTCTGGACCGGCATCGACTCGCCCATATTTGAAGGCGGCATCCTGGCTGATTCTATTACCAAACATCGCCAGCAGAACGCCGTAGCGATAATTCAGCCCTTCTTCCACTTTCGTGAATCCGGCAGACTCATGCCCCACTTGCGCCAGAAAGTGCGCCTGCCGTAATGGGGTATTGATTCCGAATGAGCTCATGCTGGCAGCGATGCGGGGAAACCACTTGTCGCGCAGCGCATCAGATACGCCAGTTGCGCGCTGGAAATTACTGGGTGTCAGCATTGCCATCCCCTAATCGCTTATCGATGAAACGACGAAGTTTTGTTGAAAACCAGTCAACGCCAAGGAAGCCGAGGAAGACGGCAACCACTCGCGTTAAGTCGTCGCTGAAGTTCCAGTTGAACACGGAGCCCATTACCTGAAGCGTCGGTTGAAGAAAAAACGCAAACACGCTGCACATGGCGGCATCAAGCAAGCGGCGCGGCCATGTGTCACGGCCAAAATATGTCGCGCGAAGAATCGCCATCACACCGGCTAATCCGGCATAACCCGATTCATTTTTGTGGGCGTATAGCCAGGCAAGCAGGCTTGCCCAGAAGCCCGGATCACGTTCTGGCATGCGTCTCATCCTCACCTCCCAATAGGTCGGTGCCGTCGGTAGTCTCGAAATAAAAAATTGCGCACCGCCACGGCGTGAAAATTTCGGATAACAGTGATTGGCGGGCGCAAAAACGAAAGAAGGCCGCTCTATGGCGACCCTCTAAAATATGAACCCTGACGCGTTCCGCGATAGTTACCTGGCCCGTCAGCCACAGGGTTAATTTGTTCTCAAGTAATCGCAAAATTACTCAAATTTGAGTTTCCATGAGATGAAAACAAAAACGCCCGAGAGCTGGTGAGGCTTCGGGCGCTTTAAATCACTCACGTTATTTGCAACTGATTCTTGATGATAAGTAGTACTGCGTAGTAACGACTCTTATCACATTACCAATGATTTTGCGGACCGCGTTAATGTTTTTTGAATAATTTTTCTTGGCTCTAATTCCGGGTCCATTTCAAGCCGAACATCCAACCATGCCAGACAACCTTCAATAAAACCTTCAGCCATTTGGACTTGAATGCGGATCATCTTCTCATCGCATTTCGCGCGCTGCGCCAGCTTTCGTTTAGATATGTTGTAGAAGTAATGCAGCACAATTAACTCGTGCTCATCAGGACGGCGGGCGCGAAGTTTGGCTAAGCATGACTCAATAACCAATCCATCATCATCAGTGCATGACAGGGTCATTTTTGAATCCTGTGGTAGCAGCCCTTTGAACCCAGCCGCAATTGGTGAGTAATCTACACCGCTACGATCAGAGCGCGCCCATCCTGCCCAACGTTCTAATACCTGTGACATGTCACGCATACATATTCCTCCACGCTTTTTAATTTACCCGATCACGCCGACTGCAATCGAGTGATCAAGGAACCTGAACAGCAGCTCTAACTGACTGCCGTATTTTTCTTCAAATGCCCTCATATCCCGGTGCAGCTCATCGTGATGCGCCCTGCAAAGCGGTATCACAAACAAATCATGCGCCTTCGTTCCCATTCCTCCCTGCCCGTGTCCGATTATGTGGTGTGGGTCGTCTGCTGGTTTATTGCAGCAGGCGCATGGCTGCACCTTGACCCAACGCGTATATTTCTCACTGCTCCAGCGCAGCCGTTTTGGTCTCGCCATAAACGACTGCGGCGACTCCGGGTCGGCTTTAATGGTCATAACCTGCTTAACCACGCCTGCCGCTTCCTGAATCACTTCCCACGCAGCGCGCGCAGGGTTGATATCTGCCTCCGGCATTGGTCCTGTTGCTGGCTTCTCCACCGGCATACGCAAAACACGACGGGCCGGTGCTTCCGGAATAAGGTCGATGACGTCCCTGATGCATGCCCACCAGCAAAGCTCTGGCAACGTCATCGGGTGATCAGCGCCTAAACCCATCTGGATGCATGCAGATTCGATAATCCAGCGGGAAAGGTTACCTGCGGCGACTTCTTCCAGCTTTTCCGGTGCGCCATTGGCGCGACAAAAATTATCGTGGGTGTAGCACAGGCAAACAGCTCCGCGTTCGGTCCGCAACGTAGTGTAATCGTGGTGATGATAAGAATCTTTTTCGTGTTGCTGACAGGAGCGAATTTTATGCACCCATGTGACGTGTGCCTCCCATCCACCAGCAGCATCGATCACTCGTTCATCAGCGAGGAAGGTTTTCAGCAGCGGCTCATCAAGCAATGGCTGGGCGCTGTCGTTGATTAAACCTGATGGCAGGTTCGATACATCGCCAGATGGGGTGCACACCAGAACGCGGCCACGAAACATTGGTAGCAACTCGCGTCCCGGCTTCAGCAGCACAATGCCGGTTTGATGCGCGATTTCAGGTGTCAGTATCGCCCTCATGCCGCCACCGCCTGATATTCGCTGATCGTAACCTCGGACTTACCGCCCTTAGTCACTGGGCCCCATTCAACTATCACGCGCTTAATCTGCTTATCATCCATCCACACACCAGCATGTGTCAGGCTATCGAATGCGGCTTTCAGGTAGTTGTCCAAATCACGCGGTCGCTTGTCTGGCGGGTAGAGCATCACCGTAACTGCAACGTTCACTGTAATCGGCTGAGGTCTGCGCTTTAGCTGCTGGTAAACCGCTGCAATCGCATTGGATCGGAAACAGCGCCCGGAGGCGCTGATTAATACTCCCTTTCGGGTGTTTCTCCAGTAAGTGTTTACGGACGGAGGGAATGGCAGAGTGAATTTCACCGCTCCACCAGCGTGATTGGCCTCATCCACTGAAATTACCGGTGCTTGATTCGGGTTCTTGGGCGGCGGATTTGGAGTGCCCTGCTGATTTACTGCTTGGTAACCTCGGATCATTCAGCACTCCCGTTTTTTGTTTGCTCCACTCCACTTTCACGGCAATCATCGCCGCTGGTTTGATGGTTGGTGAACTGGTTCATGGCTTCTCCTCGACCATCCTGATAGACATCACGCCGCTCAGGTCTTTAGTGCTCACATCCGCCTGCATTCGATACATAGCGAGATGCTTACCGTGAACGCTCGAAATTTCATGAAGCGTTGCCAGCGCAAGGTTTGCCGCGTCAGAAATATCGCCTTCGCCTGCATCGTAATGTTCATCGAAAAGGGTGATACCGAACCTGCCGTTCATGGCGCTAATCTGGCAGTCGAAACTACCTTTGAAACTGATTTCATCCGCTGCGCCCTGCACAGCTGAAATGTAATATGCATCGCCTTTAACACTCATCCTTCCCTACCATCATTTTCAACCTCGTCCCATAAACACCAGGCATGGCCCTCTAATGCCTGCACAATGCCGGTAAGCCCGCAGTTACGGCACTTAACTCCATCATCTTCCCAAAGCCTTGTGCGGCTGCCGTGTATTGTTTTGACTTCGGCATCTTTCTTTCCGCACTTACGGCAAGGTGTCAGCCAGTCAACATAGAAAGTTTTCATTTGGCGCTCCCATCATTTTCAATCACCCGATAGGCGATGATGTCATCCGGCTCGTTATCATGAGTCCAGCTAAAATCACCGGCAGCATCTTCCATGCCCATTCCATCACGGTATTTGACTTGAATTTCTGTACTGTATGCCTCCGGGCATTTGCCGCCCTTCCACTCAATCCATCCATCATTTTCAATCTGCCGGTAGGTGTCCGTTGGGGATTGCGGTGCATCAGCATTCGGTTGCATCTCGATAAAATCTTTCCGATATAGCTCTTTCAACTCATCGCTCATGGCAACGAACTCGTGCGTCCATACCGGACGGCCCAAGCGATTTTCAACATCGCCATGGAAATCACTGAATGAACCATGAAGAATTCCTGTAAACCCTGTGAGAATAATTGCCTGCTCTTTGGTTAATTTGTTCATGCCACCCTCCCGACGATCAGTTGCACGCTGCTGTCACACTGGTTGCCCCAGCAATCCCAGCCATCGGCGGCGGTTCGCGCAAACAGCTCAATGCGTGACACGTCACCATAAAGTTGCTCCAGACGGTTTCTCACTTCCCACGGCTTAGCGCTGTGTTCGCCCAGGCATGAATACACAACCTGCTTTACCGATGCGCTGGCGCGTTCCAGTCCGTTACCGCGCGTGGCAATCAGCACATCCTCTGTATTGCTGCGGGTGTGGTTGCCGCCGTTCATGCGGGTTTCTGCGTTCAGCATCTCCAGCAGGTCGGTGAAGTCGTGAATGGTCTGTTCAGTCAGCGCGCGGTTGAAGCGATCTTCTGCGCGCTGGTTCATCTTCACCCAGGTAAACCCCTTCATGGTGCGGACACGGAATCCCCACGACTCAGCCAGTTCGCGCGCCTCCTGGTTGTGGGTGCCGGTGTACCACATCGCCAGCACCGCGTTTTCCTCAGCAAGCGCCCACACGGGCAGGCGCTTAAGGTCAGTCATTGTCATGGTGTTGTAGTGGTCTGCAGCAGCACCATTGCTGGCGCTGTTGTTGTATTGCCACGGTGGATCGGCATAGATGAGCTGGTAAGGCATTACGCGCCCTCCGGGTTCTGGTCCCGCTGAAATTGCTGAAACTCACCCATGATTTTTGAGAATTCTTTGGAATACTCTGGTGATACGTAAATCGTCAATTCGCCATCTGGCTCATGGTCAAACTTCACGTTAACCAGCAATTCAAGTAAGCGATTGGCACGCAGAGGGCTAAATTGTGGAATGGCAGCAGAGCGCGTCAGTTTCTTCTTACCACCCGCCTTCGCTTTTGCCAGCTGCGTTTTGGCGACCGTCTCAGCCTTCGCGCCATGCTCGCGAACCATAGCTACTGCAGTTGTCGCTGCAACCTCTCCGGTCTTAACCATTTCGATTAAGCCATCACCTACGGTCAGCAACGCCAGATGGTGATCGATGTCTGACGGGGAGCGTTTAACTTTCTTCGCGATTTCTGCCGGTTCCCAGCCCTGATTTTTCAGCCTCTGGTATGCTGCAGCGCGTTCCAGCGGCTCTAGTGGGCGGCCTTGACTGCTCGTCACCATGAAGGCGATGCGCTCGGCCTCGTTGCCTACGAAATCTTTGCACTCAAGGCGGATATCAAAGCCAGCCTCTTTCGCCAGCTTCGCGCCGGGATAGCGGTGGTGACCGTCGATCACCTTCACACCCTGCGCTGTAACCTGAACTGTCAGGGGTGGAACGTTCTCACCGGCAATGTACGCATCGCGGAATTCTTCGACGTGAGCCTGATCGATATCGCGAACGTTGTAACCAGGTTCGATATACAACTCACTAACGCCCAGCAGGTAGGTTTTACGCACCGTGATGTCGGTTTCGTTGTCGTCTTTGTTTTTGTAAACCTGAAGCAAATTGCTCATGCTGTTTTCAACTCCCATATCAGGGCAATAACTAAACCGGTAATCATCAGGACCGCCACACGAATGCCACGGTAGTAATCTTCGTTGCGCCAGTAGTGCGCTTTGATGGCTGCCATCATCGACGTTTACCTCGCACGCAGAACGGATCAGGCAGAGGCTTCGGGTCACGCTCTTTGGCCTTCGCCACACACATGTTTGCCCGGATTCGCGCTTTCTCACGGAGACCAGCTTTGCGGGTTGACTGCTGCGCCTGCTGCCAGACATTGGCGGCGCGGTTCCACAGATTGCGCTCCTGCAGGCTGTAGGCTTTGTCGCAGAGGGCAATGTATTTTTCGTCGCCTTCGCCAGCTGGCTCTGCAGTGAAGTAATGGGCTTCGGCATCGCTCCAGACATCACCAACAGCGGTCATCACCGGCAATGCGGAAACCACCGTGCTACGCGTGCGCCCGATTGCTCTGGCGATCTGCGCCGGGGTCTGGCCGGGAAAGGCCATCAGGTGCGTAAGAATCAGCGTTTCAGTGTTCATCGTTACCCCCGGAAGCCGTCAGGAATCTGATAATCCATGCTCGCCACCTGTGTGGTGTCGCGCTGCCACTTGCCCTTGATGCATGGCGGACGGCCAGCGCGCTCCCATGCCTGAGCCGAGCCGAGGTACGCGGGAAATTTACCCTGTCGGAAGATTGTTTCCGGGCGGACGTAATCGCGCATCTTGGCGTCATCAGCCCATTTGGCGATCGTGTAATCCACAGCGAGAATCAGCTCTTCGGCTGTAAAATCTTCTGCCAGGCGTCCGCGAATTGGTCCGAGCGATGAGCGGGATTTCTGATAGCGCAGGCCAGCAGCCCGATTCAGATGATCAAGAACCCTGAACTCATCCTGTTCATCGTCGGGTTTCGCAGAAACCGGACAAGGGTCTTTACCTGTAATCTCTGTAGTAATCTCTGTTGTATTCTCTGTAAGACGAGTGCAATTTGCCCCCATCGATGGGTTTAATTTGCCCTGTTCGATGGGTGCATCTTGCCCTGTTCGATGAGTGCAATTTGCATCCTTCGATGAGGGCAATTTGCACTCATCGGATAACAGTGGGTTTGCGTGGTTAATCGCGTAAAAATTTGTACGGTCATGCTGCGTCTTTTTTAACTGCTCAACGTAGATAAGCCCGCTTTTTTTAAGCGACGTCAGAGCGCGTTTTACCGTGTCTGATGACCACCACGGAAATTGCTCATTCCAGTCTTCAATGGTGTTGTAAACCCAGCGGCGGCCTTCATGCTCAACACCAGATGTGGTGTCCTCCAGCCAGTAGCAAATCTGCTGAAGCACGATCGCTTCATTGAGGCCGATACGGCATGCAAGTACAGGGCTAACTACCAGCGGTTTTACCTTCAGAAGTAAACTCATGCGGTGCCTCTATTTCCCGAAAGTCGCGCTGGAACTGGAGGAGAGGACTGAAGCACTCGCCATGTTCGTAATTAGTGCGAAGGTAAATAACGCGGTTTGATTCTGGCTCCCAGCGGATAACGCGAACAGGAATGCCCCGACGATCAGTGAACCAGCGGTCAAGTATTCGCATTTGGCTGGCTCCTGATTACGATAAAAATCATTCCACGCACTCTGTACTACCAATGGTTCTGCTGACTGGTAGTTGTCGGCCTGACCTGCAACGCGTAATATTTGCTCATACCGCAACTGACCAGCCTCCACGCGGCAGCGGAATTGCACTGAAGGTCTTATTTGAATTAAGCTGTTCATGTCGTTACTTCTCCACGCAAGTTGATTTGACGATGCCGAGCGCTCCGGTCTGCAAACTGGGGCGCTCAACCTTTCTGCTCTACCCATCTCATAATTCCTGTGCCTGAATCTGCATGCCCACTTCTGCTTTGCGGTTGGACATGAACATGTCTACCGAATGCTCTGTCACGCCAACGCCGTACAGCGCGAGGAAGCCAAGAAAGCCATGAATCTGGCCGCGCATCTTTTGCTGAAACAATCCAGACAGAGTTTTAAGCTCCTTCTGGTCAATAACACCGTCTGCTACCGCTTCCTGCTTAGCGATCGCCAGCTTCCCGGCAGTGGCTTGGTTGCGCAGCTCGATGTCATACAGATCAACCTTGTCCACTTTCTCAACGGTTGAAACATCCACCAGCGTCAGGCCTTTGCGATTCGCGAAGTACTCAGCCAGGTAAGTGCTGCGTGACAGGTCTTCCATCTGCTGCAACTCATCCAGCGAGAAAAAGCGACTGCCGCACTTGCGGTAGAGGTGGTTGTGGAACTGGTCGATGGTCATGCCCATGTCAGCAGCCATACCTAAACGACCGTGTGGGTGTGCTTTGCACATCAGGCGAATTGCTGTGTTAATGGTGTCTACCATTTCATTCTTCCTGTTGTAGTTACCGCTAAGCGGCGGTCGCTTTAGAATTCAGTTCGGGCCAGATTTTCATCCAGTCATCGGGATGAAGGTCTTTTCTACTTACAGCGCCGGCTGAGTTAATCTCGATCAGAACTGATAACGCCGGACCTAATTTTTGACCCTTACTAATTGCCTTACGGAGGTATTCAAGTGAAGTTTCGCAAGTTGCAGCGAAGTCCCGTTGCTTACCCAGCGCAAGGCCGTTCAGATACGTTCGTAACGTTTCCATGAAGCCTCCAGTGGTTGATGAAGTGAGTATACCCCCAAGTATATTTTATTCAATACCTGAGAGTCATTTACCTGTGAGTAATTTTTCGTATGATCTTGGTATGAAAACCGAACCAAGCCATGACATCTACGAAATCCGCCGACTTAAGCTTCAAGAGCTGGTTGATGGATATGAAACTCAGCGGAAGTTCGCAGAGGCTGCAGGCCTTGATGCGACCGTCGTTTCTCGAATGCTTTACCCTTCAGGTAAGGCGAACAAGCGCAATATTGGCGAGCAATCTGCACGTCAAATAGAAGACTCTTTAGGCCTGAGTCGCGGTTGGTTGGATGGTTTAGCAAACACTAAAGATTCAAATGTGGCCTATGCAGGCCCGAACGAGCCCAAGGGAAACTTTCCAGTGATCAGCTGGGTTAGTGCAGGACAATGGATGGAAGCTGTAGAACCCTATCACCGTAAAAGTATCGACCGCTGGTATGAAACAACTGTTGATTGCTCTGAGAGCTCATTCTGGCTAGACGTTAAAGGTGATTCCATGACAGCGCCAGCTGGGCTAAGTATCCCCGAAGGCATGGCAATTCTGATTGATCCAGAGGTTGAAGCCAGAAATGGCAAGCTTGTAGTCGCAAAGCTTGATAGTGAGAACGAAGCCACCTTTAAAAAATTGGTCATTGATGCAGGTCGAAAATTTCTTAAGCCGTTGAATCCGCAGTACCCTATGACTGAAATCAACGGTAATTGCCGGATAATAGGGGTTGTAGTGGATGCTAAAGTCACCAACCTACCTTAACCATCATCAGTCCCCTCTAACCCGGTCAAGACCGGGTTTTTTGTGCCCTCAGTATCTCGCCGATAAATAAATTATCTTAAAATTCATATCCATATACCCGCGCGTACAATTTGTTTACCTTTGAGTATTTACACTTAATATACTCGCAAGTATATTTAACTCATCGGATGTATACATGAGGTAGCCGCAGTGAAGATGATCAAGCAAATGGCCGACACCAGCTTACGGGACTTGATCACCTTCCTGTACCTCTTCCCTGATGCCGAACTCATCTGTGATGCAGATACCGGTGTCATGACGTTCGAATGCTGTGAAGTGGATGTGGAATACAAGGCTGTGTTTTAAACGTTGAGTGTTTGGGCGGTTTCTCCGGGGCTTTCAACCCTATCAGGAGAGGGAAGATAGTGTTCGACCGGTTTAACCGCCACTTTTTCACAACGATGAGAGCATTTGACGGGCGCACCGAGCCGCGTCACAGAGGCGTTAAGTGCTCTCAACGTTGTGGTGAATGCGTAGGCTGATACGCGGGAAATTACGAGCAATCTGCCTTCTGGCGTCGCTCTGGACAAGGCGCACTGCATGTCGGGGATCAGCACCGGCCATCACAATACGAAGGATTCCCACCGCCTATAAGACAAAGTGTGGGGAGCGATGCGAAATTACCTGTTCCAGCCGCACGCAGAGCTCACCAAGGCAGGACCACAATTTGACTCTTCGCAAGCCAAGGCTGAGCGAGCCGGACCAGTAACCGGCACACAATGGTGAGAGCATTTCTCTGTGGCGAAGGAAACTCCAGAAGACCTTCCTGAACCGATTAATGCTCTCAACCATTGTGGTGATGGCACCAAGTGCGAGTGTGGTGAACTGGCCCAAACGATTACGCGATCGGTTGAGGCTCAAAGTCTAAACCCGCTCTGGTTATTGCCAGTTCAGCCAGAGCTCCGGGAGGCACCCGGCACCGCAATACCTTTCAACGTGGAGTAACGAGGCTACAGGTTTTGCAGAACCTGTCAGCCAATTAAATGAATCCCTCAGTGATTTATTGCCAGCAATGGCAAGGGATTCACACACCCAAAAAAGCGTGGAGGATGTATGAAGCATTCGAAGGACCATATCACCGTGGGCATCATCACCCTGCCCTACAGCATTATTTTGGCCGGCTGGGTTATGCCAGACGCCTCAGTGATCAGTAACCCAATCGCAGCCCAGAAAGCTGCCGAGCGCCTCAACAGCGCAAGCCGTACCGTTCACTGAGGGCCACCAACATGACTAACAAAGAACTCGTGGCAGCTGGTCACGCATTTGCTAAAGCTCAGGGCGCAGATGCGCCACTTACTGAAATCGCCAAGCTGGTCTCAGACCTGGCTACACGTCTTGACGTGATTACTGTTCTTTCTGATGTGCTTGCAGCAGAAAATCTGGCGCTGAAAAATTACATTGATGGCGAATGCTATATCGAGAGCAAGCGAACTGGCGTCTACACCTGCGCCGGTATCTATAAGCCCGAAACCCCAGCTACTGACGCCATCCTCAACGAGGTGCGTGCGGAGGCAAAAGCGAAGGGTGTTGAAGAATACGCTGAGTCGCTGAGCTATCAAGCTCTAAAAATGCGTGAGATTGACCAGCCAAGAATTCGGGTAGCGTCGGTCAATGCCGAGGCTAAGCGTGCACGTGACTTCGCCGCCCAACTCCGCGCAGCTAAGGATGGTGAGTGATGGCTAAGGACCTGACAACCTCTGATTGCGAAGCGCTTGCGGCTATGCCTGAGAATGAGTGGTTTACCTTAATGGACCGCTGGAGCAGTCGAATCAATCGGCCACAGTACCGCCTTGACCGGTTGGAGAAGTCTGGCCACCTCGAACGTCGAGTAACAGGCGAATATCCAAATTTAGTTAGTTATTACCGTAAAACTTCAGGCGGTGCAGCATGAAAGAGCGCGGAATTATCTTCAACGCCGAAATGGTTCGTGCAGTTCTGGAAGGCAGAAAGACGCAGACGCGACGCATGTTGTCGCCTCGCCAACTCAAGATGATCGATGCAGCTGCCAGCATTGGTGAGTGCTACCCGCTTGAGTCTGGCCACCAGCACGAAAACAGTCAGAGCTATTACCGTGAATGTTGCCCGTTCGGTGCAGTAGGTGATCGGGTGTGGGTGCGTGAGACGTGGATGCCTGACGCACCGCGTGATGGTAGTTGGGCTGATGTGTCGTTTTACGGCTGTAAGGGTTCACCCCTGAGCATGATACCTGAGCGCTATCGCAAGCCTGAGCATTGTATTCACCGCGCATCTTGGGAAGGTAGCGAAATGGTTGGTTGGACACCATCCATCCACATGCCGCGCTGGGCTTCCCGCATAACTCTGGAGATTATCGGCGTTCGTGTGGAGCGGCTTTGGGATATTACAGAGGAGGATGCCAAGGCTGAAGGTTGTACGTTTGAGGCTCTGAGGTTAAAGCCTGGCACTCGCGAAGTTGAAGAGATGGGACACACTGCCGTTTCCCACTTTGGCGGATTGTGGCAATCCATCTATGGCGATGAAAGCTGGCAGGCTAACCCGTGGGTGTGGGTCATTGAGTTTAAGCGCGTGGAGGGTGATGCATGAAGACTAACGCACAACTAAAAGCACATTGCGAAGACGTTATCGACAATCCGCAAGACCATCTGGATTGGGTGGTGGATATGGCGAGAGTGGCGCTGGCGAGCCTTGAGGCGGTTCCTGTTGGCTACGTCAGCAATTACAGCCGTAAATGCGCCGCTGATGGGCATCTAGGCTACATAAGCAATCATATGGTTGCGGGACTGGAGGGCGGGTATGTTTATGACGCGCCGCCAGTGCCAGAGCAGAAGCCGATTGAGTTGCCACAACTGATTTCCTCATGGGAGGGTAATGATGTGATAAGCGGCAGAAATAGAGGAATCACCGACTGCGCTGAAGCATTGCGTAAACAGGGGTATGAGGTGAAAGCATGATGACCCAAGAGCAGAAAAACGAGTTAGCTGGTCTTTGCAGAATTGAAATCCGTCGCTGGAAGCATGCGGCCGAAGCCGTTCCGGATAAGCGATACATGGTCGAACTGATGGAGATGGCACTTGCCGCACTCACCCAGCCTGCGAGCCCGGCTTTGAAGTTGCCTGATGAGATGGTGGAGAGTGGCGTTAATGGAAGGCTCTATCACAACGAGGGATGGAACGCCTGCATTGCCGAAGTGAAGCGCCTCAATGCCCCACACACAGCACCAATAGAGCCTATATGTGCCACAGGTGGTGCAGATGCTGCATTTCGTGAAGCCATCAGGCTGATTACCGGGCCGGAGGTGAAGTGATGCAAGCAACAGCCGCAGCGGTAGTTTTCACGGACTCCGAAACAGGTCAGGGTTATATTCGAACGCTTTCGGATTGGGAAACCAACTTGATTCTGAGTCAATTGCAGGCACTTGATGATGGCCCTCTGAAGGCCTACCCGGTACACCCAGTTGAAATTAAGCGCATTACGTCAGAAGAATTCCGGCTAGCAAGGGCTATAGCTGAAGCCAACAAAGATATGGGGATCGGCGATGCCTAAATCACCCGCAGAACGTAAGAAAGACCAGCGCGCAAGGCAGGCCGCTGCCGGTGAGCAGAAACTGGAGCTGGTTCTGGATAGTCAGGAATTAGCGATGCTGGCGCACAACTGCGCCGCCCGTCGCCCCGGTCGCGAACCCTATGATGCAACTGAGTACATCGCGCTGCTGATTCGCCAGGATGATGCGCGTTTGCGTGGCCGTATTCGGGTAATCAGTAAACGGCAGTGTGGGAAGTGTGGCGATCAACTGCCGGTGCAGGATTGCCCATGCAAAGGTGAAGCAGCGTGCTGGGCTAATCGCGGCTGGCATGAAACTAAATTAATACTGTGACATGTCACAGTAAGAAATCCTGTTGCAGCAGGTAATGCGTGGAGGTTCGTTATGGCTCGTTGGGTAGTTCTTGAAGAGTGGGCTGAGAGTGAATTTGGGAAGCCGATACCCGGCAAGGCGTCGCTCCACAAGTTTGCAAAAAATGGCATGATATCGCCCCCTGCCCGTAAGGTTGGCAGACATTGGCGTGTTGAATGTAATGCGAAATTCGTGGGGATCGAGAAACCCATGACTAAGGATAGTGATAGCCCACTCCTCAAGAGGATATTAGAAGATGGCTAGACCGAGGAAATATAACGTCAATATCCCCGGCCTCTCCTGTTTCACGGATGCTCGTACTCAAAAGGTTTACTGGAGGTACAAGCATCCTGTGACGGGAAAATTTCATGGCTTGGGAACTGATGGTGACGCAGCAAAGCAAATTGCCATAGAAGCAAACTCAAGGTTGGCAGAACGTCAAATGGCGCAGCTTTTAAAAGTAAGAGATGAGATAAGCCGGGAGCAGAAAAAGGGAATTTCTGTTTCTGCTTGGGTGGAAAAATATCTGGAAATTCAGGCAGAGCGACTTGAGACCGGAGAAATCCGGTTCAACACTCACAAGCAAAAGCTGGCACCACTAAAAGTTTTTGTTTCTGAAGTTGGATTGAAGAGTGTCGATGATATTTCCGTTCGTGAAATCGCCGATCTTCTTGACCAGTACAAAGAGCGTGGGCAGAACCGTATGGCCCAGATTGTGCGGATGGTGCTGATTGACCTTTATAAAGAGGCGCAACATGCAGGTGAAGTTCCACCTGGTTATAACCCTGCCCTCGCTACGAGAATGCCCCGTAATAAGGTTCAGAGGGAACGCCTTAATCTTGAAGAATGGACTGCTATCTTTGATGCCGCCGCAGCCTTGCCGAACTATGTTCAGAATTCAATGCTGCTCGCTCTGGTAACAGGTCAACGCCTAGGGGATATCGCGAAGATGCAATTCAGTGATATTTGGGATGGCCACTTACATATCCAGCAAGAGAAGACCGGCACTAAGTTAGCAATCCCTTTATCTTTACGTTGCAGCTCGATAAATATGACGCTTGAAGATGTTATTTCGAGATGTAGAGACAGAATCCTGAGTAAGTTCGTGATCCATCACCATCACACTACTTCTCAGGCACAACGTGGTGAAGCTCTGACGATCAGTTCTATCACCACTGGATTCAGCAAAGCTAGGAAATTGACCAATATCGAGTGGGAATCTGGTACCCCTCCAACATTCCACGAACAAAGGTCACTTGCTGAACGTCTTTACCGTGAACAAGGCATGGATACAAAACGCCTACTTGGACATAAAAATCAGGTTCAAACGGACAAATACAATGATGACAGGGGTAAAGAATGGCTGATAGTGGCCGTCTAAATTAGAGAGATTTTTAGCCAGTTTTGCAGAAGGGTTTTGCTGGAGTTTTGCAGAAGAGATTTCGAGGTGGTTAATTCACCCCAACTTCCTGACAGGAAATCGGGGTGACAATAACATGAGTTATTACATGTTGTTGATGATCGCGTCACCAAACTCTGAACATTTCAGCAGTTTAGCTCCGTCCATCAGACGTTCGAAATCGTAGGTCACGGTTTTGTTAGCGATAGCGCCTTCAACACCTTTAACGATCAGGTCAGCCGCTTCGAACCACTCCAGGTGACGCAGCATTACCTTGCAAAAAATAACATAAGCATCTGAATATAATTGAATTTTCCCTATTTTAATAATCGTAAATGATTACTTTTGGCTTTGAGATTAATCCTTATAAATCATAGATATGATTATAGTTTTGCAGAATAAATTTACCGCTTCGCTAGCTATTTTTAAGAGCGAGTCTATTTTCAATAAGTCGCTCTTACTTCCCTGTATTGACGACTCAACTCCATTGGAAATGTTTTGCACAGGATAGTGCAAGCCCGGTTAGCCACCACTACCGGGCTTTTCTTTATCAAAATGGCGCCTCATCGTCTGTGTTCAAGGTTGTAACCTCATGCGTCACCACTCCCACCACCGCTATATCTTCCAGCAGGTCATCCATCAGGAATGCGCCATCGTCGGTAATAAGTCGCCGCGGATGAATCATGATCATCGCCCACTCATACATGCCTGACATATCGATCAGCACCGTGTCACCATTTACCGGGTAACGCTGCTTATCGATTATGCACCTGCGGCCATTGAGCTCGACCATGCTGGAAGTCTCACGCGTAGACAGGATGTGCTGCAGCGGCTGAAGCAGAAACGTTACTTCGCCACTGGCAGGTCCGACAGTCTGGTGGTGTATGCCGGAGACAACATTTCGCGCTTCATCTCCCAGGATTTCTGAATACCCTGTCCTGCAAACCATAATTTCCCCTTCCCGCTCTGGTTGAGACCGTCAACGACACGCATCAGCGATTCGCTGTTAGCCTGTGGCTTGAATTCATCAAAGAGATTGAGCTGTGACACGCCCTGACTGTAAAAGTCGCCCAGCATCACGCCTGCTTTCATATACCGGCAACCGTCGCGCCATATGTGGTCGAGCCCCTGCATGGCAACGCGTATTATTTCTCGCGTGTCATTTGTTGGAGTTAGGAGTCTGCCCATGGCCTGGTTGCCATAGAACACTTCACCTTCTGCATGTGGGCTTGTTCGGACGAAGACAGCTACCTGACTGCAATACTGGCGTTCTCGCCTCAGCTTCTCAGCAGCGCGTTCTGCGTACGAGCAAACCGCCTGCCTCATGTCCTCGTATTCAGTAATGCGCGAACCAAACGAACGTGAGCAGACAATCTGCTGCTTAGTCGGCGCGAACTCTTCCAGCTCGAGGCATGGCTCGCCGCGCAGCTCGCGGATGGTTCTTTCCATTACGACAGTGAAGTTATCGCGCATCAGCTTTATGGGGCTGTCCGCTAAATCCAGGGCTGTATTCACGCCCATTATTTTTAGCCGTTTGGCGATTCTCTTTCCGACGCCCCATACATCCTCAACGTCAATCAGCGCCATAAGTTTTCGCTGGCGCCCAACGTCCGACAGGTCAAGAACACCGCCGGTCTTCGTCCACTTTTTGGCAGCGTGGTTAGCCAGTTTCGCCAGCGTCTTTGTCTGTGCGATACCAACACCAACAGTGAGGTGCGCCTCCTGCTTTATTCGCGCTCTCACCTTTCGGCCGAGTTCATCGAATGACTGCAGTCTGTCCAGTCCGGTGACGTCCATGAATGCCTCATCGATCGAATAGACCTCAACCGAAGGCGCCATATCTTCGAGTATGGTCATCACCCGGTTGCTCATGTCGGCGTACAGCGCATAGTTGCTGCTGAACACGTGAATCTTGTGCCGGCGGATTTCGTCCTTTAGCTTGAAGTAAGGCGCACCCATCGGGATTTTCAGCTCTTTCACTTCAGCGCTGCGGGCGATAACACAACCGTCGTTGTTGCTGAGCACCAGAACCGGCTTACCGCGCAAATCAGGCCTGAACACCGTCTCGCAGCTGGCGTAAAACGAGTTCACGTCAACGAGCGCAAACATCACATGCCGCCGTTTGGATTGAAAACCTGAAAGGTGCGCTCATCGCCATCAGCCGTTGAAATGTCACGGAAGGTCGTCGTGTGCATCTCTATCCAGCTATTGGCGGCGCGAAGCGTGTAATGCCAGTTCAGCCGTTCCAGTTCGCTCACAAAGTCGAGCGTGCTGATAGTGAAGCGGCCTGAGGCATCTCGCTTCATAGCCTGCTTAAAGGCCATCCTAATTTCGTAGTCGCGGGGCATGGTCATCTCCCTCCCTGATGGATGCTGTATATAAATACAGTAATATCGATCGGTAGGATCGATCAAGTCGATTGATGATGGTTTTTAGGAAGGGATTGGCGCGGAAGGATTTTTAGGTGGGCGACAATGCCGCCCGGCTGGTGTCAGCGTTCAAGCAGATGCAGGGCGATGTCTCTGGCTATGTTGGGCTCTTGGTTTGATTCACCGAGAATCACTTGCATCAGAGCATCTCTCGATAGCTGACGCTTCTCTGCAAGAATGGTTATCGCAGCTTCGCCGATTATGCGAGCCACTTCATGTTGAGCCTCTTTGTTGAGTAGGTTTTCCATAACGCCTCCTTGGTCTGCAGTTCTAACGTGCGCCTGCAGCAAGGTGATCACATGAGAAACGGCTCAAATAGTCTAACCTCAAGGTTAAACCCGCAGCCTGCATGAAGATGGACGCGGTATTAAGCTGCCCCGTCGCCGGGGCTTTTTTATGCGTCCAGACCATCTATAGCTTTCAAGCGTTGCTGCAATTCTGATATCACTGAGTTTTGGTTATCAATAACTCCTGATAGCTCTTTTATCGCCTCTACCAACAAACCAACTGTATCACCGTACGCCACACCGAGTGCATCAGGGATGATTTCTCCCTTTTTCATACCATTAATGTTGCTCTGGAGGGTGTAAGGACCCATGACAGATACGGCCTCAGGCAGTACGGCCTGCAAATCCTGAGCTATAAGCCCCGTGAATTTTGATCCATCCCTGTTACCCGTGTAACCTGTGAGCGATTTGACTTTGGCTAAGGCATTATCAATAGCTTTCAAGTCTGACTTGAATCTTTTATCAGAGCTATTCTGCCAGGTTCCGTTTATAGCATATGCGTTTCCGTCACTACGGAACTGCCAGTATTTTGACGTGTTCGAACCCGAGTCATAATTGCTGATAGTTGTCTGTGAGAACTGTCCATTATTCAGTTCAGGAAAAATACTCGATCGGATTGTTGTTCCATTCTGATCTACTATAGTCCCCTGATAAAGCAAACCGCCATTTACTAGCGTACCGCTGACCGAAGTAATCGTCTTTCTGACAATTGTTTCACTTGTCAACGTCCCGCCCGTTTTGTTATTTATTGTTCCAAGTCTTGAATCATTTCCCTGGGCGAATGTATTAGCTGCTGTCCCGAATGGAGATGCACTACCAGTACCGCCCTTATTTATAGAGAGGGGCCCATTAAATGTTGCTAGTTCACCTAATCCAAGATTAGTGCGAGCTGTTGATTTGTCTGTCAGATCATTAAGGTTCTGCGCCTTATCAAGCTTGTTTCCAAACTGTGTTGACATGTAGCCCCAGCTTGGACCGGTAAAAGTGGTACGATCCGGGCGCGTTACAGTTACAGATTGATCTCCACTGTAAATTTTCTGCCAGTTCTGGAAATCAAGAATGCGCCCGCGCGCAACCTGTGCGAAGTCGTTCAGGATTTTTTGTGTGATAGCCACCTGCATTGATGCCGGAACAGCATTCCACGCAAGGCCTGATGTAGTTGGACCATCGAAAGCAATTGAAAGAGTTAACTGTGTGTTTGATGTTACGGACGAAACCACCAGCGTGTAAGGTGCGCTGCCCACTGTGACGTAAACGAAGTCACCTTGCTTAAGCTCAGTAGTAAAGCTTGTTCCTGTGCCGGTTACAGCATTAGAACCGTTCGTTAAAGCGATAGTGCCTACTGGCATAGTTTTCTCCGGGCGTAAAAAAGCCCGGCACATTTGGCCGGGCTATATCAATGTGATGTTCAGTTCGCTTTGAAAATTACTTTAAGTGAAACGTCTTTTTGGGGCTTACCCTCTGGGTAACGCCACAATGAAACCTGCCTCTTCACGCTTCGATCAAAAACATATTCTGGATCAGCGCTGATAAGGCGAATATTTTCCGTTCTTCCGCTACTGCTTACGTCATAAAGCACGTTAACCTCTCCGCCAATACGGAGTTTTTCCGGTCGATCAGGATATGAGATTACGTTTGCGGCATTAGCCAAGGATGAAAATAATATAATAGATAAGAAAATAAGTTTGCGCATGCTGCCCTCCAGAATTATGGTATAACAGCGCCATTTTGAAATTGGTTCAAATCGTGAAAACGATCTTTGGGATCAAATTTACTTATGTCAGGTTGGGTAGGATTGCGTATGGAATCCTTAAACCATATGGTTTGAAAGAAGATGCCCAAGTATTCTGCAATTTACTCACCCACTGGCATTGCAGAACCCCACCAGAAAACCTGAAGTAAATACCCGAGTATCCAGTGTTAGTTCCTCCATCATCAAAAATATTCCCATACGCAAGAGCACTGGAAAGGATATATGTATTGGTCCCGATATTTTGAGAATAAACAGCATTATCTAAATCATAGTTTGCCGGGATGTCAAAGAAGCCAAGTATGCGAGGAATCTTTGCAGCCATAACGGCTGACCAGATCAGCTCACCTGCAGCATTGAATACATCTTTGTATCCGCTCTCTACGGGAATATCACTTCTCGTTCTTGCTACGATACCGGCATTAGCTGTCATCCAGTCACCTTGCCCGGCAAAGAAGAACCTTGATCCCTCGCTGGGCTTAAACCACTTGAGCGAACCATCATTTCCCGGCCTTGCTGTAACAAACCCCATATCAGTGGAATTACCAAGCTGACATTTAATATCGTAATAACCTATGTCAGTTAAATTTGAATAACCTATGGTATCTCTGAAGTATGTGCCCTTATAATTGGAATCAATTACAAGTGCTCCAGCAGCATTAAATATTTGATATCCACTCATATGAAAGCGTACACGTCCAAAGTTAATGTTACAGATTTCGGGCCGCCAACTCTTATTACCTGCACCCCGCCATTAAGACATCGAGCCGCAAATTCATAACTATCCGCGCCTAATCCGGGTGTATTTGACTGAGCGCCTACGATTACTGCAAAGCAACCAATTAGAGTAGAACCGGAGAAAGGCACAAATAATTGAGCAGCGTTCGTATCGATTGAAGCAGACGCTCTGCCTAAATAACGTGTGTTGTAATCGCCTATATCAACCACCATTTTACCGGTGGCATCCCAGCATTGCAGTCCTGCGGGCATACATTCTCCTTACCAGAGCCCTTCCCTGATGCGTAATGTTCCATTTCCGTCGTAAGTTAATTTGAGAACACCACTATCAAGCACTCTCCCTGCACCATTAGCCGCATTTCTTTCAAATAATCCAGACTTATCCAAACGCCAGCCAGCAGAACCAGAAACGAAGTTGTTGGACTGAATAAAGCTGCCGATCATGGCATTCTCTATCCATCCCTCACCGATGAACGCCTGATTAATCAGTACCTGACCATTTCTGATGATGAATGGTGAAAACACGTTATTGCCGCTGCCGCTTGCCACAACAAACTGATTGGCGTTTACAGCAAAGCGCGTGACCACTTCGGTTCCGTTAATGGTGACAGCGACAGACATGCCTGCGTCGTAATTGGTTCCGCCGTACTTGATGCCCGCTTTCAACGTGTAGATTGCTGAGCCGCCGGACGCATCTGCATACGCTGTCATCTTCTCGGAGATAGCCGCCTGCTGCTGATCGAACTGCGCAACAACATCCGTCCGTAACTCGGCAACTGATTTTTCAGCGTCCGCGGCCACTTTCTGCGCCTGGAGAATGCCAGCAGAGTTTTCACCAAAATTAGCCCACTGCTGATCAACGTGGTCGTAGTTAGCGAGAATGTCTTCCGCCAGTGCTTTCGGATCGGTAATTATCGGATCAAGCAACGCCTGACCATCTGGCGATTCAATAAATTCCTGGAATGAATCACCGATCAGGTCGTTGGCATTGGTATTGCTGGCCCCTTCGACAAATCCGGTCCAGTCACCTTTATTGCCGATTTTGTCTATCAGGCGCGCGCGGTACCAGCGGCGTATACCGGCAGGCATCGGCCCGTGCTGATAGCTGACGCCTGGATATGGAACGTTAGCCAGGAACAGCGGATTCATGCCGTCTGCGGTAGTCGCTACTTCAATCTCGGTATAAGCCGTGTCACCAGAGCCAGCCGGGAAGCCCCACTGGATGTTGATGGCCCACACCACATCTGTTGTCGCGATCAGGCTAACCGGCGTTCCCGGCTTGCCAATCTTGCCAGACAGCGTTGTTGACTGCGCATAGCCCCACGGTGATGAAACGTCCACCGCATTGACGGCGCGAACACGCACGTCATAAATACCGGCATAGAT